GGAGTTTTCAAGTAACAGAACTTGATCTTCTCCCCACTTTGAATTGCTTGGTACTTATTATCTAGTTGTTTTTGTTTGGTCCAATAATTATAGAGAATGGCACCACGAACGTGAATTGGACATCCTTTATTGTACATATCTGCAGAAGATTTCCACTTATTGATATCAGAAACACTACGGGGGAAAGCAATGTCCTGTGGAGGCATTGAGAAAAACTCCTTACGACAACCTTCAATGTAATCAATCATCTCATCTTCCGTACCAGACATCAGAAGTTTGAAAGCATCTTTCAAAAACTTACGACATGGTGCAGGAGTTGAAGTTTTGATTGCCTCAATACCCATGATCTTTAGTTTGGGTTCATTATATCGGACACCCTCACTGTCCCAGACATTCAGGATGTAACGTTTCTTAGCAGTCCAGATGCCACGATCAGCGATATTCTCTCGCTTCATCTGCATCTTTTGGTCATAAGCATTTACGTAGTTGGCCAATTCTTGGTAAGAACGGTCAATATACGGCTCAAGTTCCACTTCACAGATCTTGTTAAGGAACGAAACAATGCCTTCAGTAGTTTTCTCTCTTCCTTTGTATACAGCTTCAACCAAAGGACCCATATGAAGATAAATGGAATCGGTGTCAGAAGCAATAACATAATCAACTCCTTCAGTCTTGAGGATCTTGTTCATCCTCTGGTTTATCTTATTCTCAATCCAACGGATAGAGACTTGACCAGAAAGCGTAATCGCTTCCGCATTGGCCAGTTTGTAGTAACGGAAATACTGATTACCGATTGCACCATAAGCAGAGTTGAGTGCAATCTTCTTAGCCATCTGGACATTGTTACACCTTGCGATTTCTTTAATCAGATCTGGGTTCTTGGTTTTCTCATACTCTTGTTTTGCCTTGAGCATCCGTTTCTTGAAGATGACACGTTCGTTGTACATCTTCTCCATCAGTTCTGGCAAGAATCCCTTCACATCCTTTCGGAACATCGCACCGTTTGCACACACAGCGTAATCACTGTACATCTCAAAAGTGAGTTCCTGATTCAGAAGTTTATCTACGGTTGCAGATGGATGCTTCTGTTCCAGCAACGTCTCTGGCGAGATGTTGTACTGCATAATGAGGTGAGGGTATAGGGAGTTGAGGTCAAAACTGACCACCCAGTCATAAACTCCAGGCTTAGGTTCTTTAACGTAAGCACCAGCATACTTCTCATCTTTCTGATTTCTTTCCTTTTGTGGAATTACAATCTTCTGTTTCTTGAGATAATTATAAATGATAGCGTCCCAGGTACGAACCTGATAGGCGATGTCACTGAAGTTCACCTTAGCATCATAAGCACGGGTGAAGCACAAGTCAATCAACTTAAGCTTATCCTCAAGTTTGTCAACCAGTTCCACGTCAACGATGTTATAGTCAACGAACTTATCCCACGCTTTAGTGTAGAACTCTCGGAAAGTATCGTACTCCGAGTGATCCAACTTACGAGCACCAAGTTCTACATTAGCGATATGATCCAGTCGATAACTCTCTTGGTTAGGAGTTGCAGGGGATTTCTTATACAGGTCAAGGTAATCGATTACAGAGATACCTGCAAGTTCATATGAGATCTGCTTACGACCAGAAATAACAATATCATTCTTACGAACGATACCCCATGGAGAAAACTTCTTAGCAGTCTTTTCTCCCATAAGACGTTCCACACGACCCACAAGGTATGGAATATCGTACAGTTCACAGTTCCAACCAGTGATAACTTCTGGAGTATTGGATTGCCACCAATCCAAGAAGGTCATGATCAGTTCAGTTTCAGAACCACACTTAACGTACTTAAAGTTATCACGATCCGTATTTGCATACGGACGAGAACCAAAAGTAATAACTTGTTTTGTAGAGTAATCCTGAATAGTGATCAGAAGCAACTCTTCTGCACAGTTAAACACATCGGGGAATCCGCTTTCGGCTGCAACCTCAATGTCAATCGTGAAGAGTTTAATGCGGTTGGCATCAAACTTAATTTCATCCTCAGGATACTTTTCAGAGATATACTGGTGGACATACCTCTCATTCCCAAATACAGAAAATCCCTGAACAGAGGAATACTTGTCCAGGAATTCTCTACAATCTCGGATTGTACCAGGGTTTACGGGTTCTACATCAATGCCATCAAGAGTCTTCCATCCTGACTTTTTACTTTTACTGGGAACATAGAAAGTGGGATAGAACTCTTCCCTATTACTAAAGTGTCTTCCATTTTCATATCCCCTCACAAGGATATCGTTTCCAATCTGAAAGACGTTGGTATAAAACCTCATGTTGTGGCAAGTTTCAAGTAGTAGTCAACAAGTTTTTTGTGTGGTTCGACAAGAGTAAGGATCTTGTCCGATGACAACATTATAACACGGTCATCAGTAAAATCAGCCAGCCATGGAACAAATCTTTCCTCAACTGGAGCATCCGTTTCATGTCGTCCAAGAATCTTATAAGGAGAAGTCAATCTACAGTTTGGTTCACCAAGTTCTGCAATCACTTCTTCAATCTGACTGATGATAACTTCATCGTTAGTCAGAATAATACACTGTACATTAATTTCCTGTTGTTCCATTCATCCTAGCCTCATAAGATTCTTTGACCATTTCAGTTGGTTCTACAATAGTAACTGCCCATGATGGATCAATGGAGATCCTCTTGTCTTTAGACAGTGGCATCCATGGGAAAAACTGAACACTATATCTAGGTTCCGACGATTCAGTACCTTCCATAAGCATTTCTGGTGCCTCAACTAACTTACATGTGAATGGATTAGTGAGTACAAGAAAAAGTACTTTATCGTTTTCATCCACCAATTCTTGCACGTCGGCAATAACTTCTTCGTTAGACTTTAAAAGAACTAGTTTGACAGACATAATATTTTTGAGCACACTTCATCATACCAATAAAAATAGGGGGCGTCAAGCCCCCCAATGCTTTACCAATAACCGTCTGACAGTATTCTCCTACAAATTCGTTTACATGTAGGCTGATCATCACTACATTCAATCAGACACTCATAATAATCGTTAATTAAGTCAAGTTCAGTTTCTAGATCATCAATTGTATCTTCAAAATGCCTCCACTCATCTAACTGATTATACGAGATTAGATTGTGCATACTACCTCCGAATTAAAGTGTACAGTGTACTCATAACAAATAGAGGTTTTGTTACATGGTTATCTCCAAAACATGCCAGCAATATACATGATCCCAAAGAGATTGTAAATCCGTATTTCTACTCATAAAAAAGAGGGGTGTTACTGGATTTTGCCAGTTACCCCTCGGCGCAGCGACGACGATATTCCTAATTATTTAGAACCAGTCTTTTCTAGAATGATGTTCTGGTACTACTTTACCTAGTTCAATCGTCAATAGCCCATCCTCAAAGGTTACGTTTCTCACTTCAGTATCATCAGAGAGTGTCCAACTGCGAGTGAAAGATCTTTGAGCAATGCCTCGATGGGCATAGGTGTTTTGGGATTCTCCATCTTCTCGTTGTCCTTCGATGAACAGTTTCCCAAATTCTGTATACACATGAACTTGATCCTTCTTAAATCCAGCAAGTGCAATTTCAAGTCTAGACTCTACATTACTTACCTGTACTAGATTATACGGAGGATAGTTCTGCGTTGTTTCATGCAAATCGAATAGACGATCAAAGTATCCGTCCATTCCAATAGCGTTACGATTGATCTGGTCCATAAGCTTACCAAGATCAGACGCTACATAGCGTTGAAGGTTACCCATTTATTTTAGCTCCTTTAAAAGCGAGTTTGTGTTTTGTGGACCCCGAAGGCATCCGTATATAATTATAAGAGCAGACATTAAAAAGGGGGTGTGGTTAACCCCCCCAAGAATTATACGGTTTCCGCCTTCTTCTTTTTACCAATATTATATTTGGTTTCCAAAGTCCAGTCTCCTTTATCCTTATAAGAAAGAACCTTAATTTGATTTAAAGGAGCAACATCAGTAATCCCTTCTGGTTTGATAACTGAGATTAATCCCCAATCGCTTAGAAGATTGATGATACGGTTCCTACGTTGAACATCGTTCACAGTTAGGTTTGCATGTTTACCATCAAGAGCAAACAGTTCCTTAAAATGAACAATATAATACCTACCTTGTTTGTGCAAGATATGGCAAGATTGATAAATCTTCTTTTCCTTTCTCGAAGCAACTCCAATACGAGTCAGAGTCTCACGAACCTTTAGAAAATCGTCGGGTTCATTGAGAGTCACTTCAATCATTTGATCAGGTGACCAGTTAACTTCTGGTTCCGCAAATGCAGTCATTTTGTACCTCCAACATCAAGTCGCTTATTAATGTGATCGATTTGTTCTTTATTTAGAATCTTCAAAGCCTGCATAGCTTTCTCATTACTATAACCATAGTAAGATTTAACTGCATCAAGATCTTTGATTTTTTCTTTACGGAGCCAGGGAGAGAATCTCTTCCTTTTCCTAATGCTATTTAGATAAAAATCATATTGGAGTTTACTGGGAAGTTGATGATACAGATTCATTTGATTAGCAAACAAAACTGTATCTACTTGACCAGACATGCATTTGTTAATAATAAAAGCAGGATATTCCTTCTCTTCTGCTCTTTCATTGAGAAGGTTTTCCTTAGTCATGTTAATGGAATTGAGCCAATCTTTAAGTTCAACTTTCATCTAATAATGTCAATTTCATCTGGGTTAGTGTTCCAAGTCTCTAACTTGGTACGAAGTCTAGAATCAGACCGTAGACTTTCGTATCGTTTTGAAGCTTTCTTTTTCCACCATTCAATGATGGATTCAACTTCAAACCTATCGTAGTTGTCTGCCTTCTTAAGAACTTCTTCCTTTCCCAGGATCACTTCTCTAGAATTTGAGAATCCGTAGGTTGACATATAAAATCTTTTTTGCTCAGTCAGATTTTTTGCACTTGCAATCGCAGTCTGGAACTCCGCAACCTTTTGAGAAGGTAAGCTTTTCTTGATGATTGAAATCATCTTTTGTTGGGTCTTCAACTTGCGACTCGATGCGTCTTCCTTGACTAGAGTCTTGTCGTTGTTCCTTGCTATGAACCATCGGTTTAAATCGTGGAAAATATTATCATGCAGAAGCGGTGTAAAATCGCTGTCAGTAAGTCCCTTGTACCTCATGTAGGGTTTGAGTCCATCATACTGAGAGGAGGACTTTGTAGACCCGTACAGAGAGGTAGTCTCAAAGAGACAAATGTCTGCATTATATTTTCTATTTAACTGTTCTCTAGCTGTATGTGAACAACAGAGTAGTGCTAACAACTTACCACCAAGATAATTAAATCCAAATGGTTGAGTGGGAACGATAACGAATCCCATGATAGCATGTCTATTAAACTTACTCAGTTCAGGTGTAGCACCCAACCATTCGTTTCTAGGTCTAGAATTAATAGTTGGAGATCCAAACCGAATGAATCCAATAGTCTTATTGGTGTTCATCTCTTGAACAATCCACTTCAGAGACTTGCCTGGAATGGATGTTTCAAAAGCATGAGACATTGTAATCTGCAGTCTTTCATTAAAGTATTCATTACTAAATCCTTTGTTATCACCTGCAGTAAAGATACGAATATCCATATCTTCTGGATGCATATCAAAGTCGCTGAAGAGATCGTCTTCAGGACCAAACCCAGGAATAGATTTGGGTTGTTGAGATATGCGATCTAATTTTACCGTGCGAAGATATTCATCGATCCTTCCCGTGTTTGAGAAATAATCGATGAACTTGTCTGCTGCATATATTGCGTCACTTGGTTCGAGTATCATTATCAGATCATACGATCAACTTTTTCTCATCTGGAGTAATAAGCTTACTACCAAATAGTTCATTATACTTCTTCTTAACATTAGAGTCAACATCAACCATATAGATCACATGCATACGAGATACTGGGACCTCAGGATTATCTTTATCAATTACAGTAGCCCATGGAGCAAATCCCACATTCTGAGGCTGTGGAATAACTACAAGAGGATTCTTTACAGTAATAGTGTTGTCATTTTGGGAAACAACTTCAGCAACGACTTCTTCGCCACTAGTAATGCGGATCAGTTTTACTTCAATCATGTTCTTCTACAAGTTCTAGGTCTTCAATACAATCAACAGTTACTTCATGTTCAGCGATACGATACCAGTGGTTATCAACTCCCAGTTTATCGGGATAGAATCCCAGGTATTCGATATCATCACAGTGATTCTCACGCATCCATGCCTGAAGGCGATGGTGCATCAGTTCGGCTTTACTAATCATTTGAATTCACACTCCACCATAATCTCAGTCAACGCCGCGAGGAGGTTGATCTCCTGGTCGGCCACAAATGCGATCTGATACTGATACTTAGCAATAATGAGGACAGCAGCAGCAATGCTAGGACCGTCAAGGGAGTCAAAAAGAGAATCGTAAAGACGACGCAGAAGTACACTAGGATCATTGTCCAAATTATTGACGACCCACTTACGTACTTCAGGAAACTGTTTCGCCTTAAGGTTCTTAATGAGATCATTAATACTTACATCAGAAAAGGTTGCAAGAATACCAGAGTCAATCTTCCCACTCACCGAGTATCGTTGACACTCATTGAGAACACGACGCCAGTCAGGGAAATGTTTGTTGACTAGTTCGGCAAGTACTTTCGGATCTGCCTCAACACCCTCTGCCTCCAAAATTGTCCCAAGACGCTTGAAGAACTTTGCGGCGATTGCAGGTTTCTGTTTTCCGTTGATTCCAAACTCGACCACCGCACATCGGCTGTGGAGAGGTTCGATGATACGATTTTTGAAATTACAGGTGAAGATGAATCGACAGTTGTTATAAAATGCCTCAATATTCGCCCGTAGGAGGAGTTGTACATCGTGGGTGGTGTTGTCAGCCTCGTCAATAATGATGACTTTGTGCTTTGCGTCAGACGCAGAAAGAGAGACGGTCGAAGCAAAGTTCTTTGCCTGATTCCGCACCGTGTCAAGAAATCGTCCTTCATCGGATCCGTTAATTACATAATAGTCAACTCCCAGTTCATGACAGAGAGCTTTTGCTACCGTGGTCTTACCAATACCAGGAGGACCAGAGAGCAAGAGATTGGGAATCTCTCCTTTATCTAGGAAGTCTTTGAAAGTCTTCTTTGTTGAGTCAGGGAGAATACAATCTTCAATAGTTTTGGGTCGATACTTTTC